GAAAGTTTGTGTGAGGAGAGCGCCCAATTTAAAGGTCGAGGGAAGACCAGCTCTGCTGGGAGTGTTTGCCAATACACTAAGCTTACGCTGCATGCCCTGTTCCGACAAGCCTGAACCTAATCTATAGAAACACGGCTATTTCAGCGGCAATCTCTATAGCTTCTAGCATATCGGCACCAATTTCCTCCATTTCCAAGACATCTTCCGTTGCTTCAACTGCGTCTGCTGCTTCGGTATAAGAATCGACAACATCATTAGTAGCATCAGCATCCCATTCAGGGTCATCATAGGCGTCCTCAGCTCCAGCATAGGCGTTCACAGTCTGGTCGACTGCATCAGCATCAGCATCGGCAAAAGCTTCGCCCGTAGTGCGGGTGTCTATAGGCATATTGGTAGGCGGACCAGGTCCGGGGATCATATTTTGAGCCCCGATGACCGCCATGCCACCAACCCCGATTGCTCCAATGGAACCAGCAAAAGCTCCCAGCTCTGTCCAATCCATTTGATCGTCAGGCTGGTCAGGCGCTCTAGTTGGTGATCCACTGTAACCGGAGTCGGTTGGGGTGTTCATTGGTGTGGTGGCTTCCACTTCGGGGCCATGACCGAATAAGTGTGGAGCCAAAATTCTCAAGGAATCCTCGAGCAATGGCCCGGTAAGATTGGGGTGTTCTTGATAGAAGCATCTCCAAAACTTGCCGTGGTGCCTTTTCCGCCCCCTCAACTTGCGCAATTTCTTGCACAAGAGGCACCAGAGGGGGTTCATCGAAAACCTCGTCGCGATAGCTTTGCAGTAGACAGCCTATTGACTGCCGCATCAAGTGCTGCAGTATTGGCTGGCGAATGTGCTAACGCATAAGTGACGGATGTTTCAGACTCAGGAATTATTTCCCAAAGAGACTCAATAGTGATAGCATAAGTGTTAAGTGCCGCCGAAGCTGTCGCAACTGTATCACCATCTATCATAACTACTAAGGCCCCGAGTCCTGCTTCACATCCACACCCACCCGAAGGGGCTGCGAGGTAATTGTCGATGATAGGAGAAAATCCTGCAGAACCGGTATAAGGATACTCGGTACTAGCAGTCGTGTAATCTAAAGATTGGTAAGAAGGAATCTTATTTGGAATCCAATTAAAATGGATTGTGTCACCAGTGATTCGATGTTCTTCAAACCTAGTCATAACATTCTCAAGTTGTGTTGTGGACCATTGGTAGCTATTGACGGCAGTGGACAAGGCTGAAATATACGTCCCAGTACTAGGTACCGTGGAAGCACTTTTGCCATTGTTGACCATGCCGATAACATAACGGCCCGAACGCTGTAATTCTGTTCCCATGTATGTAATTGTTCCACCCAGCGAAACACAACGCATTTTGGCCGGTCCTGAATTAACAGCCGCTGCAAAATTTGGCATTGCTTGTTGGGAGTTGAAACCAGTGCCATCTGAGGACAAATCATAAAAGTTGTCCGTTCCGGCAATGTGTTGCACCATGGGAACAAAGAAGTAGTTGGGGTCTGGCCATAGACTAAATCCACCAGCTTTAGTGACAGCAGTGCCACTGTGAGCATTAAAAGTGTATTTGCCATGGAACATAGCCCTAACTAACCCTGATTTTGTAACGATTTCGTCAGGTATCCGACAAATATAGTCACCGCCAGGGTTAAGGACGACAGAAGCGTAATCACGACCGCCCTTCTTCTTGGATTTCTTGGCCTTGTTCTTTCCTGGTTTTCCAGGTTTTGACTTGACAACTGCTTTGACAGTTGCTTTTGCAATCTGTTTTGCAGCTTCCGCAATTCCTTTCTTGTTACCAGGTCCGAAGACGGGTCCATTTCCGCCTTTCCCAGGGGCGAAGAATTTTCCTTTTCCTTTGCCTTTGTGTTGGATGGTCTTTGGCCGGTTCTTGAGAAATTTCTCAAAGATAGCGACATCTTGAGTCATCGTAGTAGACGTAGTATTAAGGAAGGAAATGACTTTCTGGAACCAGTCCTGAAGATCCTCTTTAGAATCAACAGAGTCCAGCACCGCAGAAAAGTACTCCATAGTGGCTTTCACCAACGGTGCGTGGAGTTCGCGCACCATGTTGGGGGTAGTTGTTTTAGTCGGAATACCAGCCGCCTGAGTTTCTGTTGAGGTCATGCACACTTGCAACAGCACAAGGACTGTACATCCTCCTAATCCTTTCCTCGAAAGTAATCGGGTAACCCGTGCAGTCTCTCGGCGTTTACTTTCCCCGTAGGTAATCGATTTAGCACAGAAGTAACTGTTTTGGGTTTAAATAGTAGGACGCATCAGATGAAGCCAATGGCTTCAAGCAATAAAAGATCCTGATCAAGATCAGGCATAAAACGAGCTTCGTGACGATAGGCAGCGACCTTTTCCATTCGTTCCCTCATGGGTTCGTTTGTATTAAGTAGTGTTGCCAACATCTTATATTTGGATTCTGGAACCAAGTCTCTAGCATCAACATCAAAGGATCTGGAGCAAAACTGGAATGTTCCATCGTCAATGCGTTCAAAGAATTTGATGCGTTTGCCAACACGCAAGTATTCATTTATGGCATCTTCGAACCAGGGTTCAAGGGCATCATCACCCATGAACATACCGGCGTCTATTGAGCTGAGATAGAGGGACCAGAATTTTCGCTGTCTGCTATTGTCGGCTGAAGTGTCGATTCTGCCTGACTTTTGCAGATGTGCGCATAGTTGTTTGAGCAGTCTTCCATCTGATTGCACGAAC